TGTGCCTGCTCCGGCGGTACGCCGTCCTTGATCGCCTTCTTGTAAACGTCCAGGAGCGGTTCATAGCGTTGGTAGATTTGGTCATTCACCTCATTGAAGTTGGTCGTCTTCATGTACGCCAACTTCGCTTGGTTTTCCTGCTGCACTAGCACGTTCTGCTTCAGCTTGATCGCGAGGTTGGGGTCCACCGCCGTGACCTGCTGCATCGCTTGCGGGGTCGGATTGCCGCTCTCGTCGATTGCGCCGGGCTGCGACAGGATGCCCCGCAGCGCGTTCTGGCTGGCCTCCTGTTGCTGCGCTTGCCGAACCTGGATGCCAGTCAGCGCGTTCTGGTTGGCGAACTGTTGCGGCATCTGCTGGAGTTTGAGTTTGTCCGCTTGCAGCGCGACCATATCGCCGCCGGTCTTCAGCATATTGTCGTAGCTGATCCCGAAATCTGTCGGCTGCGTATGCAGAATGATATTGGGGTCGAGCGCCATGGCTTAGAGACCGCCGCTCACGCCGTATCCGGGGTATCCGCCGTATCCGCCCGTTGGCGCCATGCCGTTGCCGCCGTAGTATTGCTGCGGTGGTGGAGCCATATAGTTCGAGCCATAGGTGAGCGAGCCCTGGCCGGGCATACTGACCGTCTGCCCCCCCCCGCCCCCACCAGACATTCCGCCCATGCCGGTCATGTAGCCCCCAATACTATTGGTCGCGCCCTTGATCGCGCCAGTCCAGGCGTCGTTCTGGGCCATGATGCCGGCGGATTGCGCATTGCCGGCGGCCAAGGCGTTGCTGCCCATCTCGGTGCCGAGGTTCATCCCCGCACTGGACAAGCTGGTGGCGGCGTTCTGACCCGCGCCGGCTATGCCGGCCACCTGACCGGTCAAGCCCTGCCAGCCGGTGCCGACTTGGCCTAGGTATTGGTTCCAGGACTGGTTCGCGAGGCCGGAGCCGTAGGACTGCAACTGCTTCAGCGCATTACCGCCGATCCCACCACGCGCGGCGTTGGAGTTGGTGACCGCTTCCATGCCCTGTTGCATCTGAAACTGATAGCCGGGACTGGATTGGAAGGTTGACGGGTCGATACCGCCGCCTGTCGGCTTGCCGTCCGGTCCGATACCCAGCATCTGCATGAGCGGGCTGGTCGGGCCAGCGCCACCTGGACCGATGCCGAGCATCTTTTGATACGCCGATAACGCATTCGTCCCGGCGTCCATATAGGGCGCAAGGTTTTGCTGCGCTTGGCCGTACATCCCCTGTTCAAGCTGGGTCGCCTGATTGGCGGCGGCTTCCTGCGCGCTCGCCGCTGAACCGGCGGCTTGGCTGGTCATGTAGCCGGCGGCGAGACTTCCGGCCACACCGACACCGGCGGCGGCAACTGCGAAGGGCATTGCGATCCTCAATGGTCAGGGACGAATGCCCGGCAAAACCCGCGCCGGTGCGGAACGACTACGCTATACCAGTTTGGCCCAGAGATGGGCAACGAGTGGGTTTGATTTGCCGGTCCAGATGTCCGCGCGCATTATCTGCGGAAAGAAAAGGACCGACACCATGGATGACGAAACCAAAGCGGCGTTTGCTGATATGATGGCGCGTATGAATGACGGCTTTGAGCGGGTGCTGAATGAGATCAGCACGCTAAAAACCGACTTCCAAAATACGAAAGGGTTCCTGCTGGAAGACGCCATCGTGACGGGCCGGCGCACGTTGTCGATCGAGGATCGGCTGTCCTAACTTGAGGATGAAGTGCGGAAGCGGGACTGATAAAAGGCGGCGCACCACCAACGGGAGAAGGGTAGACGTTACCGCTCCACGCGCATCGTGATAACCATGGCGATCCGCTCATCGTCGCCCCGGTTCTGCACCGAATGGGTGACGGTGTTATTGAAAAGCCATGCTTCCCCCGGCTGCATGACCACCGTTTCGTCAAGACAGTGATTGAGGCAGTCCGGGTTGGCCTTCAGGATGACATACGCCTTGGTGTTGTTGAACGTCGGGTGCCAACCGGTATCGACATGCGGCAGCACTTCGCAGCCGGTGGGGATTCTGGTGAGAAGGATGCCCCCGAGGTAGACCGCCTGCATCCGCGCCATGATGTCGAACACGAGCGGATGCAGACCGGGCAAGGCGTACCACGCCGGCCAGAACGTGGCGAAATGCGGTTCACCGTATTTCTCCCGCGAGGTGAGTTCATGTTCGGGGCGGAACCTCAGCCAGATATCGGTGGTTTGCCGGTGCGGCGAATCCGGTATGGCCGTCCGGTCCGGCTTCTGCCCCCAAAGACCAGGGTGGACGTCAAGCTGCGCGAGGGCCGGCGCGACATCCAGGCCGTCGGCGATTTTGGCGAAGTATCTCATGGGCCGGTCATCAATAGAGCAATCAAGATACGCACGGAATGCCTCCATCATTCCAGGCTTGACCGGATATAGCCGGCCGCGCGGTCGGCAGCGATGCCATCCAGGCCAGAAACGAAGTCGTAAATAGGGCGGGCGACAGCGGGGCAGGCGGGGGGGCAGGCTGCCCAAACGGTGCCAGCGTGCCATCATCCATGCAGGTGAGAAAGGGCGCGTGCCCACCGCTGAGGGCGCTGGATGCGGCCAGCCTGATAACCGCCGTCGAACTCATCGAACCCGGCAACACCGATATCAGCGTCGCCGTCGCGCCCGTGGCGATGGCGGCGGTGCTGCTCAACGCGCCCATGCCGCTTAGCGTGCCGGTAGCGGTGACAACGATAGGCGATGTGCTCACCAGGGCGACGAGGCCAGCCAACGTCGTGGTGGAGGCGGTGGTGATGGCTGCGGCACTGCCGAGTGCCCCTTGGCCCACCAACGTCGCGGTGGACGCCGCCACGATCGTCGCCGCGCCGGTCAGGGTCCCCATGCCGCTGATGGTCGCCGTCGCGGTGGTGGTGATCGCGGCAGTGCTGGTGAGCACACCCGCGCCGCTCAGCGTGCCGGTGGTGGTGGCGGCGATGGCGGCAGTGCCAACAAGGGCGGCGGGGCTGGTCAGGGTCGCCGCTGATGCCACAGCAATCGGTGCAACGCCGACCAACGCGCCCACACCGGTCAAGGTGCCGGTGGCGGCCGACGCGATGGCGGCGGTGCTGGACAGAGCGCCCGCACCCGCGCCGGTCAATGTCGCGGTCGATGCCGATACTAGCGCCGCCGCGCCGGTCAGTGCGCCAGCGCCGGTCAGGGTCGCAGCGGTCGCGACGGCTATCGCCCCGGTGCCGACGAGCGCGGCGGGGCTGGTCAGGGTCGCGGCGGTGGCCGAGGTGATCGCAGCGGTCGAGACCAGCGCACCCGCGCCGCGCAATGTCGCCGTGGTGGTCGTGGCTATGGCGGCGGTGCTGGACAGAGCGCCCCCGCCGGTCAGCGTCGCCGTCGTCACCGAGGCAATCGCTGTGGTGCTGGTCAGCGCGGACGGAGGGTCCCACGCGGTAAACCCGGTCGGCACCGTCTGGTTGAACGCCGTGGCGCCGAAATTCGCCGTTGCGGCGCCGCCGGTCTCGTATGCCAGGAACATCGCATAATACGGTCCGGCCGCGAGTGCGGTCAGCGCTTGGCCGCCGGTGTTGGTGTTGGGGTTAGCGGTGGCGGAGTTGTTCCAGGGCGTGGACGCCGCGCGCATCACCGCATCGGAAATCCACACCAGCTTGTTGGGGACATCCAGCGCGATTGAAACCACCGCGCCGGATACGCTCGATGTCGATCCGATGTTAAGTGTCACACCGTTAAGAAGCGTCTTCTGGTTATTGCCTGGAACTAAACAGACACTATTTACTGTGCTAGAAAGGTTAGTCGAAGTCGTAACCGAAGAATTACCGAACCCGACCATAACGTTCGCCGTCATAGCACCGACGGTTACTTCCCAATAGACCTTGCCGATGCTTTGGGAAGTTGTTGACCTGACGACCTGAAGGACACTCGACCCCGAACCGGTCGCCGTCAGGTTGCTGCCCGACAGCGTGAGCGTCGAAGCCTTGAACGCCGGGTCCCAGGTGGTGGCCACAGCCGGCGCCGATCAGGTCATCGTTACGGTGAACGCCGAGGTGGCGAACGAGGGTGTTATCCCCGAACTTACCGACAGCGAACAGGTGCCGAAGTGCAGCGGATTACCGGCCGTGGTCGCGTCATAGGCTTGCCACCCCACCACCGTCGCCCCGGTGCCTCCGGTGCAGGCCGGGAACGCGATCACCGCGCCCGAGTTGGTGCTAGAGCCGCTCGATGCCGCCGCCATCCCGGCCGCAATCGCCACCGTGCTGCGGGTATAGCCGGTATACTGCCCGGTGGTAACCTCGGTCCCGGCGGTGGCGGCGGTCGGCACCGTCGTGGTCAGGGCAATATAGACGTTCGTCGGCATAGTAAAGCTGGTCTTACCATTGATATGGTCCAGTAATTTGTTCGCCAGATAGTTGCTCACCGCCGCCATGACTATGCTCCTTGTAGTTTAGTCCCGTTAAGTGAAAGAAACGCCCCAGCCGGTGAACCGGTCAGCGCCAGCACGACATCGACGGTGGCCCCGGCCATAACCAGCGCGTTGGCGGCCGAGGCCGGGTAATTGGTCTTGCCCGCCAGGGTGATCGCCGCCGCGCCAAGGCCGCCGACACTGTTCCCGGCGTTGCGCACGTTGGCGGTGATGGTGCCGCCGGCACTGCCCACGCTGGCATCGAGCGATGTGACGACGAACGGATAGGCGGCGGTGCCAACAAACACATAGGTCCCCGGCGTGACCGCCATGCCGCCGCCCCAGCCCAGCGTCAACGCCAGCTTGCCAACCGAGGCAATCACCGATGTCGCGGTCGGTGTGTAGAGAAAATCCCCCCCCCCAGCGGCGACCGCTTGCGCCAGCACCACGCGGGTCACGCCGGCATCGTTCAGTCTCAGGGTGACAGTGTGCGGCACGGTGTCGTTGTTGTGCAGCCGCACCTCGTTGACCTGGGTTTGAGAAAGTGTGTCCGGCGCGGAAACGACCGTCACCGGTGTCGTTCCATTGGAAACGGTCTGGCTGACGGCAGTGACGAACATGGTGGTGGCGTTGCTGATGGCATAACAGGCAACGATGTCGCAATCGGTCGTGACTTTTGCCTCGCCGAGCACGATTTCCAGCGTGCGGGTTGTGCTGTCGAGAATCATCGACCGAACCACAACCGGTTGAGCATAGCGACATTACTACCAGAGGTGGCCGCATTAGCCGAAAGCGTGCCGCTCGCTGGGTCCAACGTCAGACCATCGCCGACGGTGATGGCGCCGGGGATGGCCGCGACGGTGCCGGTGTTGCCCAGCAACGAACCGGCCGCCAGCGGCGCCAGCCCCAGCGCCGTACCGGTAAAGTCCAGCGACGGGTCGAGGGGGAGGGCTTGGGGTTGCCCGACGATAGCAAGCGGGTTGCCGAGCAGCGTGCTGCCGGGCAGGTCGGACGCCGCGATGGTGCCGCCGGAGGAGACGGAGCCTCCGGCGAGGACCGCGCTCGGCTTGACCACAAGGGCCGTCGCGGTAGTGCCGATCTGGCCGATCTTGGTGTTGAAGAACCGCCACCATGTCCGCGTGACATTGCCCTTGTTGTCGGTCAGCGGCTCGTGCGGGGAAAGCATTTCGGCGGTCATATTGCTCGCAGCCTTCTCAGCACCTCAGCGGGTATGAAGTTCGCCACCTCGGCCGACCGCGCCATCGCTTGCGGGATGGCGTTCGGCCCGGCCTGGATGTTACGGCCCTGCAAGTGGGCGATCCGTGATCGGTCAATGACTTCTTCTGGCATCAACCAGCGCAGACAGTCGAAGACGACCCAGGAATCGGCCAGAACCGCGTACGGCACACGCATGATGCACGGATGGTCGTAAGCCAAGGTTTCCTGCAACAGATCGCAGAAATTGCTCGCCGGCAGGCCGAGCCTTGCCAGCGATGCGTTCACCTCATCGACCGGTCGTTCGATGATCAACGTGCGCGGTGAAGCCCGGCGCATGATCGCCGGCAGATGAAAGCCCAGGCCGTGATCGGCGATGCCGACATAGCGGTAATTCGGGTGATCCCACCAGACGGCAGCGAACACGTCATCCCAGCGGTCCAACCATGCCGTCGGCTCATGGAAGCACATCGAGCCTTCACCGCTTGCCGCCGTCGCCATCCAGGCGGTGCGGCTGCGCGGTAGGCCGGTGATTAAGTAGGGTTCTGACATCACACCTCCACGTCGGCGCCGAGGATTGCGACCAGAAACGGATCGTCGGAGGATAGTTCGAAAGTTCGGTCGCTCGACTTGAACCGCCGCGTCGTGCCGAGTCGGTTGAACTTGACGGTCTTAATTGTCGAGCCAAGCCGGCCGACCGACCTGATGCGTTCGTCCGACCATGTATAACCGCCATCATCGGACCAACGCAGCGAGACGTGAGGGTGATCGCCGTCCAGCACACCGGCCCCGGTCTGCATATCGACGGTGAGAGCGGAGAAACGTTCCGCCGCCTCACTGGGGGCCGGCAGCCCCCGCCAGCGCCGCAGCCAGCGCCGCGCCGTGCCGTTGTCCGTCATGGTCTTCGGATTGAAGGCGTAGAGGTTCCCCGACGAGGAATCACCCAGCACACCGGCGCCGAACGAAGCGGGTTGCGTCGTGACGGTCGTCTCCGATGAACCGGGCGGATTGGTTGCACCGGCTGTCAGCGTGCCCCCAGAGACCGTGAGTGAACCGCCCCGCCCGTTGTTTGTCGCGAAGCTGGCCGGCGTTCCGTTCGATGTCAGGAACACCGGCGGCGTGACGCCGAACGGCGCCGAGCCGTCAGTTCCCAGGTTCTGCGCGCCGCCCACCACAGAGATGAAGCAACGCCGGTTCGATTCAACGGTCAGGTCCACGAAGAACGGGACCGGACTAAACCAGATGTCAGCAACTGTGGACATGAGTCCTCAATCGGCCTCCAAAGCGGTCACGCAGGGCAGCGGTCATCTGGCCTCCCTTGGCGCCGATGGCTGCGGTGCGGTCATTTCCTCGCCAGAAAGCGCCGCAATGCCGGCGCAGAACGATTGCAGATCAGGGCGGTGCTCGCGCCTTTCCATCGGCGGCGGAACAACCACAAGGGAGCCGTCAACGATGGCGCGGATGGCATTGCTCACCGCCATGAATGCGGGTGCCTCGGCGCCGGTCAGGTTTAGGCGTTGGAGGAATTGCAGGGTGATGGCTGCGGTTTTCTTGTCCATGGTTATCCCTTAACGGCCGATCGCCATGACATAAACTGACCCAGTTACGCCTGCGCCGGTAGATGCATTCGTGAGGACAATTGTCGCGCTTGATGCGTTAATGATCGACGCCGACGCCACCGCCGTGGTGGGCACTGAGTTCCCGTTCGTCGCCTGAACATTAAAGGCCGCATTTGGAAACGGGGTGGGGAACGTCCATGTGAAAAGCCCGCTTGAGGCGGTAGTCACCAGCGCCCATTGCTCAATCATCCCACTCGGATGCGTGACATATCCTGAAGCTGCAAGCGATTGCGCACCGACAACGAGGACGCCGTTGTTGTAGAGGGCGACGGCGTTGATGGTGCCGACAGCCTTCGCGAGACCAGTTGGAAGTCCAACCACGACCGGCACGTTGCAGTTGATTTGGGGCGAAGGCGCATCGGACGTGCTGATAGCAAACGCCGTCGTGTTGTTGGCGGCATTTCTGAGTTGGATGGAGCCGGTGCCAAACACCAGCGTCGGGCCGGAATTTCCAGTCGCGTTCAGGATCGTGCCGCCGCCGCCCAGATTGCCGCTCGCGCCTCCAAGGAATGCGATTGAGCTATTGAGCGGCAAATCGATCGCCGGCAGGCTGAACAGCCCAGCGCGGAAGTCGATGCCACGCTGTAGGCTGACGCTGTTCGACGTGCCTGCCAGCAGGATTAAGTCGGTTGAGGTCGGTGCCGTCGTTGCTGGCGACACGAAATCGCCAAACTGAATGGCTGACTGCCAACCAACGCCGCCGGTTTGCGATGCGATGTAAAGGGCCGACGAGCGTGATGTCCCGTCCTGTGTGCTCGTGTTGACATCAACGATTTGCACGCCGGTTTTGGTCGCTATAGGCGTCCGCACATCAGTGTTGAACTCAGCGCCGGTCACACCAGCCGAAGAGGCCACGCCACTCAATGCTTGCGCATACCCATTCATCCCGAACGCCGAGCCTGATCCGGCCGTAAGGAATGTGAATCCGCTAACACCGCACAGGAACTCATTTACGCCCGTCCCGCTGGACGTGTATTGCGCGGTGAACGCCTGTCGATGGCCCGTGCCTCCGGTTCGTGTCCCTACCACGGTGACGGCATCGTAGAACGCCGATCCCATCGCGAAGGACTCGGAAAAAGCCATCTGAAACAGCGGCGCCGCTGAGTTTGTAAGCGTTCCGACGTTTCCCAGCGCCCGCCACGCCGTCTGCTCCACGGCGTCTGTCGAGGTCAGTGCGCCAGTAATTGCGGGGCCGGTAAGCGCGCCGCCACCCGCAACCCACGCGGTTCCGCTCCACGTCTCGGTCGCCCCGAGTGTCGTATTATACCCCGTTGCACCCGCCGCCGGCGTGGCCGGACGCGCCGCCGTTGTCCACTGGGCGAGGTTGATCGGCGCCATCATAGTTGCCGAGCCAAACGTCGGCGATGGATAGCTTCCTGACACGATCGGGCAACTCCGGCGCTCTGCGCGCATGTAGATTGGAGATGCCCGGAAAGGCCCATGCCGGTATGGTCGTCGCTGATATAGCCTATCGCCCCGGCGCCTGCCAATCGCTTCAGGCGATGGCCACAAGCCCCCCGTCATTCCAAAGCTGCTTTGTCCCAACGCCGGGATTGGTCAGCGGCAGGTTCCCGCCCCCAAGTGCCAACAGGGCTGCGGGGGTTATGGAGCCGAAGTAGACCGCCGGTGCGGAGGGGTTCGGCGTGATGCCGGGGATGATCCCTACCGCCTGCCCATCATTCCACACCGCTCCGGCGGCAAGGCCAGTCGGGGCGGACGGATATCCGCTGACGGTGGATACGTACTCCCCGTTCGAGGTGATTGAAAATCCGGCACTGTTGAAAGGCAAAACCAAGACGCCGCCATCATTCCAAATGCTCCCGGAAGCCGTTGTCCGGCCGGCGATTGGATTGCTGGATGTCCAGGCGACTGACACCGGGATCAGTAATTTCTCGGCCAGTTTGTTCGAGACGATCGTGTTGGCGTAGACCTGAAGTTGATGAGTCGCCGCGTTGATTGAGATCAGGATGTTGACCCAGGCCGACCACACCGCGAAGTTGTAGGTTGCCGAGACGATCATGGCGCCGGAAACGTCCCACGCTTTGATAGTGATCTGCGGCGATCCAGTGCTATCGTTCTGAATCACGATGGACAGGCTGCGCGTGCCGCCACTGTTCAGGGTGAAGAAGATCGGACCATTTCCACCACCGTCGGGAATATCGAGCCAAGCGGAGAAGACCGCCGCGAAAAAACTGGGCGGCAAACCGTTCACGGGGTTTGTGGTTCCGAGCACGGGTGGCAAGATTTTGACCGACTGCGCCTGATAGGTTGTCGTCTCCGGGTCCAGCGTCACGGACCTCTTCCACGGCCAGAAGCAGTTGCCCCAGTGCCGGTGCCAGCCTTCCGCATCCCAGGACGCCAGACGGTGCCACAACGGCACGCCGCCCAGGTCGCTGGAGGTCAGGTCGTAGGCCCAGGTCTTGTCCGCTTCCGGAAACGTCAGCACGTAGAACGTGTGGCCGCCCTGCTGGAAGCAGTAGCCGATGGCATCACCGACATTGGGATAGGTCTCGAATTCGGCGATCAGGGCTTGCGTCGAAATCGGTGTCGCCTGATAGGCCGGCGCCCGCACGACGATGGATTGCCCCTGGTCGTTGCGCGACAGCCAGAACAGGATGTCGCCAGCCTTGGCCAACGAGAACCGCGCCCAGATGCCCCATTCCATATGCACGCCGCCGAGCGGCGAGAAGGAAAACCCAGGCTGACCGGCATCGGCCCAGACTTCGGTGTTGCGCTGTTTCAGCACGAAGGCTTCGTTGTGCGCCACCTTCAGCGCCATGCAGTTGTCGGAGCTTTGTGACGCCACGCCGTAATTGAGCGGTTGCCAAGTGGACAGGTCGAGATTGTCCGATTGGGCGATCTTCTGTGAGCCATCGAACACCAGCAGGCCGAAGCCGTCGGAGGAGTCGCCCATGATCGGCTTGGGGAACGGCATGGTGACCGGCACAATACCGACAAACGCGCCATAGATCGGGGCGGTCAGGATGAGATTGGCGCCGGAACCCGAGGTGGACTTCTGGGTGTATTGGGTGGCCGGTTCGACGGTGGCACCGGCTTGGCTGACGATGAAGCCGGTGACGCTTCCGTTGCTGTTGGCCTCAGTCACCTGATAGGTCGCATCGCCGGTGCCGCCGCTGATGAAGCCAACATTGCCGAGCACATAGCCCCGGCCGCCATTCGCCACTGAGCTGGCGGTGATCCCCCCGCCGGCTGCGGTGATGTTGAGGGTCAGGCCGAGCCCCGCATTGGTCGGAACGGCCATGGTCCGCGCCGTCGCCACACCGCTCGCGCTGCTGTAGTTGGAGCCACGGGTGAGCAGGATGAAGGCGGTGACCGCGCCGCCGCTGACGGCGGTGATGAGATACGGCGCATCTTCGCTGAAGGCGTTGATGACCCCGGTATCACCGACCGCGTAGCCGCTGCCGCCATTGCTGACGGCCCACGACACGACCAGCCCGCCAGAGGCGACGATGTCCACCGTCAGACCCGACCCGCCGCCCAGATTGCCATTGATCACCGAGGTCGCGACGGCCGAAGCGGTGCTATAGGCCGTTCCCGTATTCGGCAGGATGAAGGCCGTAACGGGTGCGTTGGCAACCGCCGTGACGGTAAGGATCGGATAGCTGTTCGCCGTGACCGTCACCGGCTGCAAGGTGATCGTGTCGCCGACCGCATAAAGGCCGCCCGGCGCGTTGATCGTACCGCCGGTGAGCGGATAACCGCCCGGCACCAGCCAACCGCCCACGCCGTCAACGATCATCAACTGGGTGCCGTTGTCGAACATGCTGACCGGTCCCGGCCGTAGCCCGATCGTGCCGAGATGGGTGGCGATGCCGTTCGGCGTCAGGCTGTAGACATCGCCGCCGCTGACGACGTAGAGGATGTCTTGCAGGTCGCGCACGCCGCGCACCGGTCCATTACCGAGCGAGGCGATGAGGTCCAGACCGGGCGCGTTGTAGAGCGCCCCCGGCGCTTTGCCGTCCTTCGTTTCAACGATTTCTGCAAAAAGGTTATATGAATCATTACTCGCGAGGCTCGACGAACGCGCGGTTGAGAACCCACCGAGGATCGGCGATTGCGGCATCGTTACGCTCCGCGATTAGTGTAGATATTGTAAGTCGAAGACCCGCGCGCGATCAGTTCCGGGTCATACACCGCGCGCTGCGCCCGCATGTTGGTGCGCTTGATGTTGCCCTTGGTCTGGCGGGCTTCCTCGACCACGAGGGGGTCGATCTGGGCCGTGCGGAAATACGGCTTGAGCGACAGCGCGAGATTGGTGGAGATCGGCCGGTTGTAGCCCGGCGGGAAGGTGACCGGCGTATCCAGCGCAGCGAATTCGGTCAGTTGCAGATACGATGAGAAAAAGCAGGTATAGGCGCGGTTCGGCGTCGGCCAGATGTTGATGATGCCGAGCGGGTACTGCGGATCGTAGAGCAGCGTGTCCGGCAGATTGGAGTTGATCACCGCCGTGACCCGGAGGTTCCACGCCATCTGATCCAACACATCCATCGGATAACGGTTATTGTTGACGTCAAGCAGATACGCCGAACCGGCGTCGTCGCTCACGCGCAACGGGCGGATGTCATTGATCACCCCGCCCGGCCCGATGGTGTATTGCCCGATGCCGGGTTGCAGCAGGAAACTGTTGGTTTTCCAGGCGTAGCAGGTGAGGCTTTCGTTGCTCCACGAATCGATCATGGCGTTCAGCACCGACAGGCCGCGCGCCATATCGGCGCCGGATGCGTCTTCGCCGGGCGCATACAACTGCAAAATCTCCAGCGCGTCCTGGATGAAATAGCGTGCCGTCGGCATCACGGCGCCTTCTGCGGATTGGTGCTCAACACGAAGCGGTTGAACATCGCCCGCGAGGTCTGGCCCTGGTAACGCAGGAAGTCGCGCGAGACCATGGCGCGTTGGACGATGATCGGATCAAGCTGGGAGTCGCGGAAATAGGTCTTGGCGGCGACCGCCAGATTGTCGCGCAACCCGTCCAGCACGCCGAGCGCGAGGGTGAATGACGTCGTGGTCAGGTCGGGGAAGCTGACAATGCGCGCCCAGGCGGTGAAGCTCAGCGTGGCCGTCGCGTTGGGTGGCGGCAGGACCGAGAGCGTGCCGAGCGGGTAGGTCGGATTATACCAGAGCGTGTCCGGTGTGCCGCTGGCCGGATTGCTGGCTTGCAGGGCTTGGTATTCGATCGCCGAGACGACATTGACCGGCGATTTCGTGCCGGCCACGGTGAGCGAGGCGGCGCCGGGGCCGGTGGTGATCTTGTCGGGCCGGGCCGCGACCACGGCCGGTGTATTGCTGGGGCCGATCGTGTAGGCCGAAGTGGCGATGACCACCGACACGGTTGCGGAGGTCAGCGCGTAGACGAAGATACTGGCGGCGGCCAGTTCGTCCAGCAGCGCATTCAAGACAAACAGGCAGCGGGCCGCGTCGGCGGCGGAGATGGTTTCGCCCGGCGCATAAACCCCGAGCATTTCCATCGCGTCTTGGATGACATCCTGGGCGGTTGACATGGGCACCTATCGCGCGGTGATGCGGATTGCAGATGCCCGGCCAAGTCCCCGCGCCGGTGCGGCTAAATCATGCTATACCAGTTTACCGCGACCGAAAGGAAGACCGATGCCCAAATGGCTCAGTAGCTTCTGCCAAAGAATAAAAACCGCGTGGAAAAAATACGGAAAAGGATAACCGCCATGCTGCTGATCCTGCTGATCGTTGTCATCCTGCTGTGCAGCGGTGGCGGTTATTACCACTACCGCAACGGGGACGTCGGCGGCGCCGGAGGTGCTGGGTTGCCAAACATCCTATGGGTGGTGGTGATCATCGTCGTGCTGCTCGCGGTGTTCGGCGGCCTCAATTACCGCCACGTGATGTTCTGACGCCGTAGACAAGGGCGGTCCTCCACCGATATGGTGCGCGGAAAAGGACCGACACCATGGACGAAGAAACCAAAGCCTATCTGGACGGCATGATGGCTCAGATCAACAACCAGTTTGATCGTGTTCTCGATAAGATGTCGGCCATACGGCAGGACGTTGAGACTCTGCATGGGCATGTGATCTTCGGCCTACAGAACAACCTGACGCTCGGCCAACGCATCACCAAGCTCGAAGATGAGATACGGAGGCGCGGCGGTCATGAGTGACAAGCCACGCGACCTCACCCTTGAGCGCATCAAGCGACTGACCGAGGCCGTCGCCGACCTGATGGAAAGCCACGCCGCGCAAGGGCGCATGACGCTGCGAATACTCGACGACATCAGGCGGGAGATGGGCGGCGTGAGGCAGGAATTAACGGACGTGAGGGCCGCATTGCGCGATGTCGCGAGCGAACAGGTACTACTTGGAAACCGGGTGGAGAACGCCTTTTCTAAGGCGCTGCGCGCCAACATCCGCCTGGATGACATGGAGCAGGCGCGCGAGCCGTGAGCGGTTCAGACAGTTTGCGCGGTGGTGATCTCGGTCAACCGTCCGATCATGCGCGGACCACGTGTGCCGACCTGACGATACCAAAGACTATCCGCCAATTCCGCCGCCGCGATCATCCATGACTGCGCTCGCATCGCGGCGAGGAATTTCGGGAACTGCGAAAACTTTTCCCAGCCCATATTGAAGGTGAGATTGATCATCACCCGCTGCTGGGCGGGCGGCAGACCACGCCACCAGGGGACTTTCGCATCCAGCGTGGCGCAGCACACGCCGACATCTCGGCCGAACAGATAGTCGATCTCGTCCGACCGCAGTCCCACACCGGTCAAGTTGCGGCCAATCCCGATGGACAAAAAGCCCCGACTGTCGGTGTAGGGATAACACTTGCACCCCTCATCAACCCTCAATTCGGCGCCCAGCGCGGCTTGGTCGTATGTCTCGGTTATTGCCATGGTTCCTTGCCGTCCCGGTGCAGGTATTCGTCGAAATAGGCGACGGTCATGGTGTCCAGATCGGCAAGCCGAACCGGCAACTCCGGCAATGCGCCCATCCGCGTTGAGGTGCCGGGAATCGCTTTGATGCAGATGGCAACCGCCCGATCGCGCGTGTAGCGCCCGGCTTTGGATAATTGCCGGACATAGCCGCATTCGCCCGGCCCCCACCATGCGCCATGTTCGAAGCTAAATATGAGATAAATGTCGTCGGTCACGTCGCTCACAGCCGGATGCCTCGCTGTTGTTCGATCTCTTTTTCCTTGGTCGGCGCGGTGTCCGGCGGCAATCCATAATGCTCGGGCTTCGGCCCTTTGGCTGCCCATCGATCGAACATCATGTCGAGATTCCTGTTTCGCTCCGCGCGCGACTTGCCGAGCAGTGGATGACCAGCCATCGACGGATAGCGCATCCAGTGTCGGAAGTGCGCGAACCGATAGCGTTTCACCGCCAACCAGCGCGCTAGTGCGTTCACTGCCGGGTGCCATCGGTCGTGGTAAACGTAACGAGCCGGATGCTGACGATCCGTTTTGCCTGATGCATCACCGCCTGCTGCACACGCCGCGCCTGCGGTTCCAACCTCTCGGCTACGTCGCGACGCGACGATAGGAGGGGTGTCATACCTAACCCTTCGATCCCGCCCGCGATGATGCCCTCAGTGCCGTCTGGGTAAGTCGCGATCC